GCTACATGTTTAAAGTCATCACTCGTAAGAGTGGAAGACTAAGAGCTAAGCAAATACATGGGGGCCAGAAAGGCCTCATGTTCCGCTGAATTGAAGCGCTGACTGTCGAAGTAGAGTCTGACAACCTTTACGAGACCCTTATCAACGACCGTAACCCCTTCTGTGGAGAGTTCATCCTCCACCGCTTCACGCCACCAGTACTGCGGTGGCACAAACCGGTTTGGCAGAAGTTTAGTTACATCATTCCGCCTAGACCAAGCCCAGGCCATAGCGGCGCCGTCTTGCGTCACAACTTGCGTTGTGGATGCGTAACGGAGAGCTGTGACCTTCCACGATTGGCAATGCCGATCCCACACAGCACCGGTTAGGTGCCAAGGAGACCATAACGTACCTTGAAGCCCCGGAGGACCCCAATGTTTCTTCGGTACGGCGGCACGCGTCACGCGTAGAACAGCCTCAAGCGTCGGATCATGACACCTACCACGTGCCAGCCATAGGCTGACCTTATTGTGGAGGTTTATTAAGTCAATGACCGTAGCAGGAGGGTGCTTGATGTAGAACGGTGTTACCTCCTCACCATTGTAGTAGTGTCCTCCGCAGCTCTCACGAAACGGGCCATCCCAGAAGCTCTTTCGAGCGTTAAAGGTGAAACCCATGTGAGAGAAAACTTCCCGCAAAAGGGGAACCGCGGCGACGGGACATATGATATCGTCCCCGTAGACACTTACTGCTTCACAATGCGTAGGGAGGCCAAGAACCAAGCAGACTGCCTTTGTTAGAGCCCAGAACATCAGGGTCTCCATCTCAAAGGTGAAGCCATTACCCATAGCGGAGAACATCTCATAGCGGCCACGCCTTTCGGCGAGACTTGAGCCGTGATTATCCTTCCACTTCCATCGGTTCACGCGTGTAGCCTGCATGTAATGAAACCATACAGGTGCTTTCGCGTAGACAAGCTCAACCCCAGCATAACAGATCGTCGAACTCGCGTTCTTCAGATCCATCGTTGCCAGGTGCCCTGTCACGCTGGCGATCTTTGCCAGACGTTGATGGTGTTGCTGGGCGCTCTTATGTAACAAGCCCTTCCGTTGAAGGCGGCGGCGATGCATCTTGCCGATCCCCTTTTGGAAGAACACGTTCATTGTAGGACCCTTACCGATCACTCGGTTCGATTCCATGTTCTTATTTACGCTGTCAAGCACGTCGCAATCGACCACAATGAAGCTAGCATAATCGCTAAGCGGATAGGGACCAAAAACATCCCTGGGGATTCCCCCCTTGTGGCTGCCCGTTAGATAACGGTGCAGTGCTAGTGCAAGCGGTAACGCCGTAGTTGTGACTGTGTTTTCATGAAACAGCCACTTATTTTCAGGGGATGAGTCGGAGCGTGAAAGCCCGTTCGTTGCCCCGGAACCATGGTTGCATACGAGTATGAACTCGTCTAAGCAGAAATCGCCTAATGTATCGGCGACTATGCACTGCGTTGTCCGGATCACCCTCTCGATGGTTTGAGATGGATACGGATCCCATATAAGGCGTCGATTTGACTCCTTACATTGCTGCTCGCCCTGAGTAAATCGGGCTTCGGCTTCATTTTCCCTCGCAATCCGCGTTGTGCCGTCTCCTGGATCAAACTTGGAGAAGCATTCAGCGGCGAGGTACGTGCTCCGGAAGTTACTCCCGGAGCCGGTGAACGCCATTTCATAAGCAGTGTCGCAGTCAGCCTTGGTGGGCAAGCCTCCAAAACAGTCCTGCAGACGGGACATGGCGCGCTGTGAAGCGCTCCTACGACTTGCAAGTGGATTCTCCCGATGAAAACCGGGTGTGCCACGGCCGTTTTCTTGCGTACGTCTTCTCGGTTTCATGAGAAGCCTCAGGCGGTCGGTTGAGTATGGCTGTCAACGCTAGCGATGAACTCGCTAGTCGCGATCAGATCCTTCATCCGGAGACGCCCGTCAGCAAGCACGGAGGTCGGCACGCGTACGTCTGAACGTACTTCCACAAGCCAGTCACAGGTACCGATGACCTCGCCCGTGCATCCGCACGCCGAATCATCCTCGGCCAGAACTGGCAGCGAGAGCTTCCACATAGTCTTAGATCGGGAGGCAGGGCGGTTGCCCAAAGCCGGTTTACCGATCGTAGTCGTTGCAGTGAGCGAGCTGAACCCGTTCACTGTATTCGACGCAGAGTTGATGTAGGTGCTCACGCCGGCGGTGTTCTGACGGTATGTGTACGTTTTCAGATTGAGCGTCAAGCTCATGATGATTTACCTCATTAGTTTAGTGAGGACCGCGAGGGCATTTGTTGCCTGGGTCACGTTCAGCATCTCGCCAAGAGGCGGGAGGCCGGGCCAAACCTGGGGCTCTAACGATCGCACCATACGCATAGCGTACGGGTCGGTTGTCTTGACAGATAAGGGGCAAGCCCCGTCAACGTCATAGTGTTAGAGGCAGGCTCATACTTTTTGGGGGTAACCCATTGCGTGCGGGAAATGCTACAGCCGAGAGGCCGCAGCCCAAGCGGAGCCGTGAGTTCATTGAGCCAAGACCCAATGTCCACAAAGTAGTCCACTAGCCAGCTATACGGTATAACTGCATAGCCAAGCGCAACTGGATTTGTGAGACCCAATTGTTGGTTTGCGCGCAACTGACGATTGTCGAGGACATAGTCCCCTACGATCGTCATCACCGAACGTACGTCCCATTCGATGTACCCGGAACCTTGAAATACCGTTCCGTTAACATTGTGACTCGAGGTAGCAGAGAAATCGCTCCCTTTCGTAACTGACAAGCGAATTCGTCCTTTATCGTTTTCCGGCGTCGTGAAGAGCCGAGAATTAAGATGGACGGTCGCATTAGCCAGATCTTGCAGTAGGGGCTTCGCCCCGAACTGCCAGCCGAGCCACTGATCAGCCGCTTGACCTACTTGCTTCATCCCGTAGGAGTTATCAAGCGTTGTAACTAAACCTTCGAGCCGCTTTTTGCTCATCTGGCGTGAGCCAGACGGACGCAATTGGCCTGAAACGTATTGCGAGTACTGCAGGAACGCAGGATCGTTGAGCATCTTTGCGATGTCACGCGTCTTACGCCGCCCCTTAGTACCGAGCTTACGTAGAAGGTCAGAAAGGCTTTCGGCAGCAGTCCGTAGAAAACCGGACACTTCCTTGGCCTCGGCCAGTGTCTCTCCAAGTTCCCACTTGGATGAACTTAGCCTCTCGAAGAACTCCGCCCGCGTTTGAGCGTCTAACCCGACAGGGAAAAGACCGCCATTCACGAAGGGAGCCACTTGCGTTACGCCCTCCTCTAGCTGACCTGGTGCGAACCAGGGTATGCCTTCGGAGTAAACGTAAAGCGAGAGTGGCTCGCGTTTAGGGGAGACAGCACAGGTTTTGTAAATCGGACGGTAATTTGTCCACTTGTGATGCCAAGCCTTCAGCGGCCACAGGCCGTCTACCTTATCACCAGGGACCGATGCAGGCCGGACTCGTGACGACTTGAGCGTACCGATTACGACACTTTTTGTATTAATGTAACCACCGCCATAGTACCACTGACGATGGAAAGTGCCATTCTCGGACGTTGAATCATTCACAGCCGGTGTCATCGGATAATTCCTCTGGTTAGTAGCAGGACACGTACTACGTTGTACGCGCCACGGCGCAACGGATCGAC